CCAAGAAAAGGAAATAATATGCCAATGGTCAAAGACAAGAAGTTCCCTTACACCGCTAAAGGTAAAAAGCAAGCTAAGACATACGCTAAGAAGACTGGTACTAAAGTAACTACTCCTAAGGCAAAGCCAATGAAGAAGATGGGAGCTATGCGTGGCTACTAAGCCAAAGTCTAAAGTCAATCAAGCAGGGGTCTACACCAAACCTACTATGCGTAAGAACTTGTTTAACAAGATCAAGGCAGGTAGTAAGGGTGGAGATCCTGGTGAGTGGTCAGCACGAAAGGCTCAGCTTTTAGCTAAGGAATATAAATCTAAAGGTGGTGGATACAAGTCATGAAGAATCCTCAACAGTCTCTCAAAGATTGGACTGCTCAGAAGTGGAGAACTTCAGATGGATCTCCAAGCAAGGGTAAGAAGCGTTATCTCCCTGATGCTGCTTGGAAGGCACTAAGTCCTGCAGAGAAAGCTGCTACAAATAAAGCAAAAGCTAAAGGTAATAAGGCAGGTAAACAGTTTGTAAAACAACCGAAGAAGATTGCTAAGAAAACAGCAGGATTCAGATAATGATTAAAAAAGGTAAAGAAACTTTCTCAGGCTATAATAAGCCTAAGCGTACTCCAGGACATCCTACCAAGTCCCATGCTGTATTGGCTAAGTCTGGAGATACGGAGAAGTTAATTAGATTCGGTCAACAAGGTGTAAGCGGAGCAGGTTCTTCTCCTAAGACTCCAGCAGAGAAAGCTAGGCAGAAGAGCTTCAAAGCTCGTCATGCTGCGAATATCGCTAAAGGTAAACTATCTGCTGCATACTGGGCTGACAAAGTAAAGTGGTAGGGTATTGACTTTTAATTAATTTTATGGTATAATATATAACTATGGCATCAATGAACTATATCCAACTCGTCAATGACGTGCTTATCAGGCTACGTGAGCCAGAGGCTACTTCGATCTCTGATAACGCCTACGTTAAACTTATCGCTAGATATGTCAATGATTCTAAGAGAGTCGTAGAAGACTCCTACAATTGGAATGCTTTGTCTGATACCCTATCTGCTACAACCACAGCAGACGTGTTTAACTACGTTCTAGTAGGCTCAGGACAGAGGTTCAGGGTTATTGATGTTATCAATGATACTCAGAATGCATTCGTAGAACTAGCCTCTACTAGGTGGATGGATCAGCAATTCTTAATGACCACTCCTCAGAAGGGATCTCCTGCGTACTATAACTTTAACGGTACTAACTCCAACGGAGATACTCAGGTAGACTTATATCCTATTCCTAATGGTGCTTATGAGCTTCGTTTTAATATTATTAAACCACAAGTCCCCTTAGCAGTTAACGCTGATGTGTTACTAGTGCCTGAAGAGCCTGTAATTCTAGGTGCTCTTGCAAGGGCTCAGGCAGAGCGTGGTGAGGACGGAGGAGTTCAGGCAGGGGAGACATACCAGTTAATGAAACAGAGCTTAGCAGACGCTATAGCACTGGAATCAGGACGGTATTTAGAAGAACAAGAGTGGGTCTGGAACTAATGGCTAGTCCACTACAAACAGCATCAATAGCAGCTCCTGGGTTCTACGGATTAAATACTCAGGAGAGTAGCGTTACATTGTCTTCAGGGTATGCTCTGAAGGCACAGAACTGTGTCATAGACAAGTATGGTCGTATCGGTGCTCGTCGTGGATGGACACCAGTAAACACTACAATTAATACAGACTTAGGTGCTGCTAATCCAGTGGAGTTTATCTTTGAAGTAGTTACTGGCAGTGGCACAGATGTGCTTAGTGCTGGTAACAATAGATTATTCGTAGGAACAACTACGATGACTACTAAGACAGTACGAAATGCTACTAACAGCGGTAACGCTACATATACAATTACTGGTAATGACTGGCAAGGTGCTGCTTTGTCGTATGGCGATGTGAGCGACTTCCAGCCTCATGTATATTTAGCACAAGCTGCTCATCCTATGCTAGTGTATCATGAGTTACCTGTTTCTGGTAATCCTTTTAATTCACATGATAGTGGTACATTCGGTTATCAGCGTGTAGGAGATGATGCTGCGTTGCCTACTAATCATAGCACATCAACATTCATGCCTAGCTGGGTATTGTCTGCTTATGGTAGGATCTGGTGTGGTGGTATTAGTGGAGATACACAGACAGTTTATTTTAGTGATCTCTTAGCTGGTACAGACTTTCAAAATGGTTCTGCTGGTTACTTAAACTTGCAAGAAGTATTACCGAATGGTGATCCTGTAGTTGCTGCTGCAGCACATAATGGATATATTATATTCTTTGGCAAGAAGAACACAGCTATCTACGCTAATCCATTAGATACTGGTGGGTTAACATTAGTAGAAGTATTAAACAATGTGGGATGTATTACTCGTGATTCAGTTCAGAGCTTAGGTACAGATGTAATATTTTTATCTGACGCAGGAGTTCGTAGCCTACAGCGAGTCATCCAAGAGAAGTCGCTACCAATGCGTGATATCTCTAAGAATGTTCGTGATGACTTAATGGCTGCTGTAGCTTCTGAAACAGATCTGACTAAGATTAAGAGTATTTATTTCGAGCGTGATGCTATTTATCTATTAACGCTTCCTGCTACTAAGTTTGTATACTGCTTTGACACAAGAGCAGCATTACAAGACGGAGCTATGCGTGTAACTATTTGGGATAGTATTGAGCCTAAGGCTTTCTGCGTAACACAAGATAGAAATTTATTTATAGGTAAACCTGGTTATATTGGTAAATACTTTGGACATGCTGATAACACTTCTTCATATCGTTTACAGTACTATACTAATTACTTTGATTTTGATGCTGCTACTTCTTTAAAGTTATTAAAGAAGATTGGCTGGGTATTAATTGGGGGTACTAACCAGTCAGTAGCTATCAAGTGGGGCTTTGATTATGGCGAAGGCTATCAAGCTACTACTTATCTTTTAGATACTTCTGTAATATATGAGTATAATAACTCCACTGTAGACAGCACACCAGGATCTACAGAGTATAACATTGCTGAATACACCTCAGGTATTGTTTTAGATCGCTTCTCTATTAATGCAGGTGGTCAAGGAACTGTACTTCAACTAGGCTTAGAAGCAGACATTAATGGTAATCCTATGTCTATTCAGAAGATTGACGTAGGAATCAAACAAGGAAAGACTTTAATCTAAGGAACTGATATGAGTAACTATACAAAAGCAACTAACTTTACAGCTAAGGATACTCTTCCTACAGGCAACTCTGGAAAGATTGTTAAGGGAACAGAGATTGACACTGAGTTAACTGCCATAGCTTCTGCTATTTCTTCTAAGGCAGATTTGAATAGTCCTGCTCTGACAGGTACTCCTACAGCTCCTACGGCTTCTGCTAATACAAATACAACACAAGTAGCTACAACTGCTTTTGTTCGTGGAGAAATAACTGCTTTAGGTAGTATCGGAACAATGGCTGCACAAAATGCTAATGCTGTTGCTATTACTGGTGGAACAATTACAGGTTTATCTTCTGCATTACCTGTTGCTTCAGGAGGAACAGGAGAAACAGGAGCTACAGGTACAGGAAGTATTGTTAAAACATCTAGCCCTACATTAACAACTCCTACTATTGCTGCTATTAAATCAGCTTCAACTGGAACTGCAACAGTTTTTAGAGATTCTGCAGGAACTGAAATAGGACAGCTTTGTAAAGCGTGGGTAAATTTTAATTCATCAAGTGGTAGTGCTGTAATTAGAGCATCTTTTAATGTTTCTTCTGTAACATATAATACTGCTGGAGATTATACAGTTAATTTTACTACTGCTATGACAGATGCAAACTATGCTGCTTTTGCAAGTGCAAGTCCTGAATATAATGCTACACCTGGCGGTTTAATTGCAATGCATTGTGGTGTTTCAAACTTAACACAACAAGATCCAACAACTACTGGTTTTAGATTTTCAGTAATGCGACCAAGCGGACAACCGCATAATTCTACTTATGTCTTAGCGTCAGTATTTAGATAGAAAAATATGAACGTAATAATATATTCACAATTAAACGGACAAATTGCTGTATGCTTTCCAACAGGAGAAATTCCAATTGAAGAGGTATTAGTAAAAGATTGTCCTGCAGGGGCAATTATTATTGATGATTCTTTATTACCACAAGGCGAGGATATAAAATACTTCGATGCTTGGGAACTATCAAATGGTGTTGTTTCTGTAAATCAAGATAAAAAAAATGCAATAATTGCAAAACAGAATTAATATGAAAGTACCTGTAGTCTTAAGAGACGACTACACAATGTTTCTAGAGTTCTTTGAAGGGATGTTGTGGTTTCATACAGATATAAAAAAGTGGACATCAGAAGTAAAAGTAAAGTATTTAGAAGATTTAAATTTATTACAATATTTAGTAAGTATTCCATTAGTAGCATTAGTAGCTGAAACAGATACAAAGCTTGCAAAGTTTGGAGAAACGACAGGATGGAAGAAAGTTGATAAAGCAGTATTTAATAACGTGAAGTATGATATATACTCTAGGAGCAAATAATGGGCGGTTTAGTAAGTAGTGTAGCCAATATATTTACAGGAGCAGATGAAACTAAAGCTGCTGGGGAGAGAGCTGCTGCAGAACAACGACAAGCATCTCGTGAAGGAGCTGCTGCTACAGCGTTCAGACCAGTAGGAATGACTACTCGGTTTGGTACATCTCAGTTTACTAGGGAAGTAGACCCAGCTACTGGGATTCCTTATATCTCATCTGCAGGATATACACCTTCGCCTGAGTTACAAGCTATTCAAAACCGTTTGTTCGGTCAACTTGATCCTTCTCTTCGCTATGCTGAAGGAGCTTATGGAGCTTTACAGCCACTAACTCCTGCGTCTCAAAGACTATTCCAACTAGGTGAAGAATATCTAGCTGCTTCTCCTGAAGAAACTGCTCAGCAATATATTCAATCACGTCAGGCTTTGCTCCAACCTCTACGTGAACAATCGCTTGCTGGTCTTCGTAGCCGTACTTTTGCTACTGGTCGTGGTGGCTTAGGAGTTCAGACTGGTACAGGTCGTGCTCCTGCTAATCCTGAACTACAAGCATACTATAATGCTTTAGCTAATCAAGACCTACAGTTAGCTGCTGAAGCTGAACAAGCAGGACAACAGCGTGTTGCCTTCGGTACTGGCTTATTTGGAACTAGTGCTAATTTATTAGGCACACAATATGGAACGTATGCTCAGGCTTCTACTCTCTTCTTCTATTC